GCAGATTCTGACTCTCATAAAAAAAAGACCCGACTTTTTATTTTGCGAACGCTTCGAATTTACCATACTCGCGACGGCTTGCGGCGAAGTTGATTCGATCTTGTGCTATTGCACGTCGCGCAAGAGGCCCGGAGATTAGTCGGCTCGTATTTGGAGCCGCCGTAGGCGAGCGGGACTATGTGATCGACTTGACTCGCGACGCCTCTACACTTTGGGAGTCCGATCGTGCATCGGTAGCCGTCCCTCTGGAGTATCTGTAGGCGTGTTCGTTTCCAGAGCGAATCGTTATAGCGATACTTAGTTCTTTCTTTCACGTCTTCGATCCTTGTCCTTGAGATCGTCGTCGAGTAGTTCGATCACGGCGAAGATTATCATCGCGAAGATTAGGACGCTCCAGATAAGCCAGAAGACGCCGAAGATTCTTAGCATTAGGTCCACGGGCCGAAGCCTTTCGAGTAGGTGAAGAGAGCGAACGCGGCTTCGAGGTTAGTAACGGGATTTAGAAGATCATCGCATTCGTTTAGGATGCCGAGCGTCTGTAGGTATCCGTTCGGATAATAGCGAGTAGGTTCGCACCAAGAGCGGCCGTTTATCTGTGTTAGTCCGTAGTCGTGAGATTTGTCTTTGTTTAGTGTGCGATTAACGACATAACTTAGGCATCGGGATTCTCTGTAGATGATCGCGTCCATTACGGGTAGCTCGGTGCGTGTAAAGCCGACGCTTAAGATCGTCGTCTCGTATTGGGGACACTTGAGCCGGGAGCGTTTTAGTTGGACGGAGTCGCGTTCTACTACGCGAGGGGGAAGCACGTTAGGGAGATGAGTCGCGGCTCCGTCCGCTTCTAATGGTAATACGGCCGGAGCGCTTGCGATAGCCATATCCACTAGAACGGACATTCCGAAGATGACGGCGACGACGGACGCCATACGATAGCCGAGCTTCCCGTATCGGTTAGACGGCGCTTCCCAGAGTCCTCGACTAGGCCGAGTTCGGTTAGTTCTTGCCGACGTTTCCCGGCGCTCGATCGAAGAACTCCGACGTGAGTCGCTAGTTCGTAATCTGTGGCTTCTCCGAGTTCTTTTATGGCTCGCCAAATTTGGGTCCTTTGGTTAGGGCCTCGAACGCTTGCCGTCTGTGCGGCGAGGTGAGACGTTTCCGGATCGGTGCTTCTAGCTAGTCTACTCGCCTCGAAGATGAGCGCTAGGTTCTCAGTAGACAAGATCGACCGTCTTTATGTTTGTAGATTTGCGTTCCAGATAGCGCTCTGGAAGATGGAGCCACGCGACATTGTCGCAATAGGGACAGGGCATCATCGGACGCGGCCTTAACTTTTGGACGACCCATCCGATTACGGTCGCGCATACGTCGCACTCGAAGAACTCGCGAGGGATCACGTATTTTCTCCGATCCAAGCTTCTACGTCTTTAAGACGATTATCTAAATTATGAGTATTTAAAGCGATGCGATCGTCAAGATGTTCGAGTTCTTTTTTTATTTGTGCGAACTTAGTTTCATTTACGTCGGAGTCGATCGTCTGATCCATAGCTTCGTGAAGAAGCTTCTCTACTAATTGAAAGAGTGTCGAGAGTTGCTCTTCAATAAGTGTAAGACGCGCCTCTAGTTTCGATGGAAGCGATAGATAAGAATCTTTCGTCCATTGAGCGCGAATCGTTTCGAAAGCTTTTTCCGGGTCGAAGTCTGGACGGTCGTTCATTTCGGCGACACTTTCTTAATTATTACGAAGAGAATAAGCGTAAGAATGCTTACGAGCCAGATTCGAAAGTTAAGCGAGTCTCTCATACTTGCAAGCTCTCTAAAATTTGTGTTCGTCGATTCTGCCAATTTCCGCGAAGTAGATCCTTTTGAAAGTCTTTTAGCTGTTTGTCGTTCGCTATCGTTTCGCCGATCTTCATTAACTCCGGCATTGTTTTAGCGTCCGCGATATCTTTCATTAGTTGTTTAACGCTTATGTTCGTAACGGTTGCCTCTTCGGTGTATGGTCCGACTACCGGAGGCTTTATCGGTTGAGGCTTCGGAGCGGGTGCGGCCGGTGCGATCGGTGTCGATTCTTGCGCTCTGGCTTTTGCTCTAGTTACTTCGTCGAGGCTTGCGATTTGTGAGCCGTGATAGCCGGCAAGAGCGAGAGCTCGTCCTACGGCCGACGTTTCGCACACTTCGAGCGCGGACGTTTTGTTTATTTGCGACGCTCCGATTACTTCGTGAGCGTGTCCGGTTGAGATCGGATTCGCATCGTCGGCTTTCGCATAGATTCGGGCCTTAAAGACCCAATATCCGGAGCCGCCTTCGATTAGTTCGGTTGAAACTCTTCCGGATGGGTGATTCGTCCAGAAGCGTTCGAGTCTTTGAGCGACTGTTTCGTAATTTTGTAAGGCCATTACTCGACCTCTTTCAACACTTTGAAGCGGCGGAGATACGGTAAGCCGTTTTCGTTAAGGACGTCGAGATCTCTCGTTACTTCTTGTAGCGACCATTTTCCGCCGTAATAAGGCGCGAGTTGATCTAAAACTTTTCGAGCTTCTTCTTCTGTTTTGAAAGCTCTCGCGTCTACAATGTTTCGAGATTTTGCGATCGTTCGCAAGTGAACTCGATTTAGATATTCCCGACGAGAATAGACGAGATCGTCTTTCTTCCAGATGAGACTACGATTTGCAATTACCCAATGACTAGCTAGTTTGGTGGACATTTTGTTATTCCTCTCTTTCGACATTGTTCACTATAGCCGAGAGTTCTTGCAGAGTGTGGGATACCCTGCTACTATCTTTCACGGAAGCACAATAGGCCGTTATCTAGTCGCATAGGTCGGGGCGTCAATACGCGGGAACGCGGGTAGATCGGCGCGTTTAGCGTCGAGGCGTTGTGAGAATAAAGAAAGAGGTAGTCCGAGTGAGGCATCCGGACGGGGGCTTTTTTCTTTTTTTTCTTTTTAGGTCGAAGCGTCGCGAGAGCCGCAATAAGAACTCAGTTTCTCAATGATTCGCACCATAGCTTGAGGAATTACAAGAATATGATCGAGGTCGCCGTCCGGGGTTCGCGACTGATATAGAACGACGTGATTCTTTTTAGAAACTTCATCGGGAAGCATCCATCCGACCGAAACGATCAGATAGTCGCCGTCGTTAAGATCGAGCGAATCTAAAGATTTCCAGTCGAAAGTCTCTAACGAATGCGCGTCGGCCCAAGTTACCGCGACGAGTTGATCGAGATTACGGTTAGTCGAGCCAGACGACATATTCGGCCGTTACTCTCGGCTTTTCGGAATCTATAAAGTGAAGTCTTTGAGATGGTCGGGAAGTTGCCGCGACAAAAGCTTTCGCGTAGGTGTTGTCCGACTCTGGAGAGCCCGTTACGAAGACTCGGCCGCCGTTCGGAAGCGGGAGAGTCATAACGCTATGAAAGTGTCCGCAATAGGCATCGGTAAAGCTTTCGCCTAGAACGCCGGAAGCCCAAGCGCTAACTTTTTTAATGATTCCGTAAGCCGGAATTGCGCCGCCGTAAGAGTTCACTTCGTCGCCGTGAAACAATAAAGCGCGATAGGCGTCTCCGACTTTGACGAGTTGATAGAAGTTTTCGGAGGCTTGCCATCCGATATTTAGATCTTTGACTTTGTCTTCGACGATCCGATAGGCCATTCGGTCGATATTGTCGGCGGATGGGAGATCGCCTTTTCTTCCGATTCTGCCGTGATTACCGAATTCGCACACTACGCGAAACGTCTCAAAATTTGCGGCGAGCTTGCGGATCATCGCTTCGAGAATTGTCGTAACTTCGAAAAGTTGCTCGAAGAGGTGAGCTTCGACTTCGTAGCTTTGACCGGGGAAAACGGTTAAGCCTTCGACCATATCTCCGCCGATCATAAGAACGGCCTCTCTCACGGGATGGTGTGCTCTCTGGATGTCGGTTAGATGGATAACTTTTTCGGTGAAGAGATCTATTCGGCTTCGAAGAACTCCTAGATCGAAAGTCGTCGTCTTCTTGCCGGCTTGATAGTCCGTAGTGTGAATGAGAGCGATCTCGCCTCGGCTTGATCGGCGATCCCGTTTAACTTTCGGCAGAGGCTTAGGTCGTCCAGATGCGAGAGCGGCGTCTCTGGCTCCGCGATAGATAGCTTCGACGAGATCATCGGTTCGGCGTTTGAGTTTTGCTTCGTTTTGTAAAGCGCGACGAAGAGCTTCGCGTAGTTGCTCGTTTTCTGTAGCGTCGTTTAGTTCATTTTTTAGCGACACTCGCGGCCTCTCGAAGTCTCGCTCTAAAGTTTTGAACGGAGCTATTCGAAGCTTTAACGCCGCGCTTGCCTAGAACTTTCGTTATAGCTCTATTCGAATGATCGTAAGAGACAAGAATCGAGACCCATTCTTTACGAGTTTTCGCATCGAGAGATTCTAAATAGACTTCGATCTTCGATTTTTTGTTTGTGCCTTGCGATTTACTTTCCGCTCTTAACTCGTCGATTAAGTTCACTATTCGAATCCCCGTCTTTGTGGCTGTTTAAGTGTTCCTCTAGTTTGCCATCTACGGAGCCGATTTTGGTAGATACCTTCTCGATCTGGAGGCCGAGTTCGCGTAGTTTTCGCCGGACGATCGCGTGATCGCCGTTATTCTCGCGTCTCGCTCGTTCTATTAGGACGGCCGGAAGTCCGGCCGCGATAGTGCCGAAAGCACCTATTAGAGCCACTAGGACGACGTCGTTCATACGGTCGCCGGGACGATCCCTCGAAGATCGTTCCATCCTTGATTTACGGCTCTCATATTGCCTAATAGGGTAGGTGAGATTTCGACGTGAATCCATTTTCCGCCGGGAGCGCCTGAGATCGTGGGCTTTTCGTAATCTTGCCAAGAACCGCGCTCGGCTTTCCATCCTCTGCCGTGAGGCTTCGGCAGATAGTCGAGAATGAGCTCGACGCCTAAGACGTCGGCGTTCACGATTAGAAGATCTATGAGCGCTAGACATTTTTTACGGCCTTCTTTAATGCCGCTATAGCCAAGATCTACGGCTCGGCCGGTCCCGTGAACGGATGGCGTCGTTTTGCCGCGAACGTCGCGCACTACCCAAGATCCCAAGTTTTTTAGTCCGGAGACTTCGACGGCGTTTCTAATCCAGATGTCCATCGTCGGACGAGGCGCTTTTACGTTGCCGTCGAATCCCGTATATTTTGCCGGCATAGTTTTAGCTTGTTGAGTCCCGTCCGAAAGCCGGATCTTTAGAGTTAGCCCATCGCATAAGCGGAGGAAGAATTGCGGCGAGCGCCGCTTTAAGTAAGTCGTTTGGTTGATAGTTACCGGTCGCGACTATGGCAAGAACGGCCGCAAGCATCGAGCGGAGATAAGAAGCGAGCATCGCTTTAGATTTAGGATTCATTTTTAATTTCTACGGATTCGAATATGTCGAGTTCTTCGTTATATAAGTCGCCTATTGCGGGATATTTCGATCGTATGTTTCCGTTATATGAGCATCTTTTAACTTTTAGATTCGGGTTAGCGAGTTGTTCGGTGTAAAAATTTTCCCAAGCTTCGCTAGATCCGCCGACTTCGTTATCGTTTTCGTCTAATTGTGTAACGTCTTCATCGACGCCGGTATTAACGGCGATGACTTGATTTTGTTCGTTAATTGTTGCGTAGTGTGCCATTATGCGAAACTCACGTTTCCGGATCCTGCCGTAATAGTTAAAACTGTATAAGATCCGCTAGTCGTAGAGGAAGAAGTTAATCCGGCTCCGACTGTCGCCGTCGCGTCTGTAGTTGTCCATCGTAAAATTATGACTCCTGAGCCGCCGTTCCCTCCGGTTTGTCCTTCGCCGCCGCCTCCGCCGCCGCCTCCGGTGTTCGCGGTTGCATTTGCTCCGACGGCACTTTGGCCGCCGTTTCCTCCTCCTCCGGTTGGTGCTGTTCCGGCTACGGGTGATCCGCCGCCCGTGTTTTGAACGCCTCCTCCGCCGCCTGACGTGCGAGTAACGCTCGATCCGGTAATGCTAGTAGCGACGCCGATTCCGCCGGCTCCTCCTGTGTTCGCGGTTGCATTTGCTCCGGCGCCTCCGGCGCCGCCTCCGCCGCCTCCGGCCGCTAATGCTGTCGATGACGGAATTCCCGTTCCTCCGGCGAATCCTTCGTTAGCGGTGCCTGTGCCTCCGGGAGCCGCTCCAGAAGTTGATCCGCCGCCGCCTCCGCCTGATCCGCCGTTTCCGACTGTCGTTTGCGCTCCTGCTGTTCTCCCTGCTCCTCCGCCTCCGCCATTTGTTCCGAGTTGAAACGCGCTAGTGCTTCCTGAATTGCCCGTCGCTCCTCCGCTTGCGCCTCCGGCTCCGCCGCCTCCGACTATCGCAAAATAATTCACTCCCTTTAAAAGTGAAAGAGGCGATAGTAAAGTTCCGCCGCCTCCGGTGGCTGTAACGCTTGATCGGAATCCGCCGGCTCCGCCGCCGCCTCCGATGTTTCCTCCGCCGCCTGCTCCGCCGGCGATTACGAGGAAGTCAAGATCGAATCCTGCACTACCCCCCGCTAAAAAAAAAATTGAAGCACTCGCCGAAGTAAAAACTAAACGTCCTCCGGCATATTGTTTTAACGCAAGAGTCGAGCTAGTCGAAACGGTAGCCGTTCCCGCCGTGATCGTTGTCGTTCCGCTTCCGATATTGACGATGTCTACGACGTCCGAAGCCGCGAAGATAGAAGTATTTACGGTTATCGTCGTCGCGGAGCTTGAGTTCATATAGATACGAGTTCCGGCGTCGGCGGCTGTAAGTGTGTAGCTTGCCGTTTTAGTTGTCGTCGGAATGTTGAACGTAGAATTTAACTGTGAAGCCGTGAGGACTGCCCCGGCTACGAATGGATAGGGAGTTGTCGCCATAATTAAACTATATCCTAAGCGCCGACGACGTTAGAGGAGTCCAATTTTCCGAAGACGGCATCGTCTAAAATTAACTCGTAAACGATCGTAGTCGGCGAGGTATATATCCGCATTTTATGACCCGTCCGAGCGTCGATCGTATGTTCCAAGCCTTCGACGGCGAGCTCTTCGGTAATACTTGCCGGACTTCCAGAAGTAAAGCTCTTTGTAATTTGGATAGTGTCGCCGATCTCCAAGATAGCGACGGCGTTCCGTTCGGCTGTAGTTAGCGACGCGAAGTTTACTTGAACGTCTGAGAAACGCGGCTCCGGCGTAGGTGCTAGTAGATATTCGGCAAGCGCTAGAGCTTGCGCGTCGGTTGAGAGAAGCGATCCCGTTTTAGAGACGGCTTGAGTCTGATAGAGCGTTATAGAGGTCGCGTCCGAGTCAGTTTGAGCCGTTCCGCCGACGCGCTCTACTGTGGCCCGGTTAATAACTTGATCGGTTGAGTAGTCGATCGAAAGCCCAGAGTAAGCCGTTTCCGTTCCGTCGTCTTTGAAGATCACACTCGGCCCGCTTAGAGTGTTCCCGATTCTTGCGTCGAATGTTAGATCTCCGTCGCGTGAAACGTAGACCCTACCGGCTTCCGCGTCGTCAGAGATCGCTCGAAGATATTGAGCGACGGACGTCCCTTCGGATATTGCATAGGCGCCGAGAGTCGTAGTTCCCGTCTGGATGTCGCGAGTCCCGGCCGGGTAGCCGACTTCTGAACGGTCGAGAATTGTCGTAACTCTCGCCGAAGAGAGTTCTTCGGATGGAGTGAACGCCGAAAGAAACGTATTAGACAATAGAAAGAGATCATCCGCGCACGTGATCGTTACCGTAGGGACTTTTTTAGTAAATGCCGTCCCGTAGTCGTAAGCGAAGTCCACGACTCGACCTTTGAATAAGTATTCGCCGTTTCGCGAGAGTCGTATCTGCCGGAGAGGTGAGAGGCCGGGAGTGTCGTCCGTTTCGTCATAGTAGATGGACGCTTCGTTATAGGGATCGAAAGCTCGACTCGGATCTATTGCTTGAATGACCATCGTTCCCGGCGAGATCGAATCTAGGACGTTCTTTTTCCCTCTGAACGCTCGGATCGCTGTAACTTGTGTCGTTATCTCGGAGAACTGATCGACGCCGTCTAGGACGTAGGTCGTATTATTGAGGACTCCTTGCTGTGAGTCGTCTAAAGTGAAGCCGTCGCCGAAGCCGGTATCCATTTCGAGGACATAGTTTCCGCCGGTTATTATTGTCGCCATATTACGCGGCGATCTGGACGTCTACCGGCCCGCTAATAAGGTTGTAGCGCTGTAAAGATTCGACTATAAGGTTTGGAAGATTTGCGTCGGCTGTAACTGTGTTCACGGTTATATTCACGGGCGCGGCTTGAGTTCCGCGAGCCGATTCCATCGCCGCGATACGTTCGGCCATTCCGTAAGTCGTTAGAGCGCTCGTCTCTGGAGTGCTAAAAATTGTCTGATCGGGAATCCCGATTCCTACACTTCCGCCACCTCCGCCACCGCCGCCGCCTCCGCCGCCTCCGCCG